AACGGGCCGATACGGTCGCCCCGCGCACGAAACCCGACACCCCCATGATCCCCTTCACCCTTGCAGACATTGAGCGGGCGAAGCGACGCAACAAGATTGGACGGTGGGGCGGGTTTAACAAGGAAGTGTTAGTGGAGCGCATGATGCGGCTCCATGAGCAAGAAGTCAACATCCGTGATCTTGAACCTGACTTGATGTTGATGCGCACCCTGATCATGGACTTCATCGAGCGGTTCGAGTTATTCTCCGATGCGTTGCTCGCCTGGCACATGGACGGGGACGAAAACAAGAAGCCCAAGAAACTAGTCGATATCGCGGACGCGGTGCGGATGATCGAATCCGTAAGTAAAGTCATACATCGCATGCACCAGATCGAGAACGAGGGTACGATCAGTATGGCGATGTTCCGGAAGGTCTTGGAACAGATGGGTACGGTGGTCGCGGTGCAAGTGACCGACCTGGATACGTTGGCTCGCATTGAAGAACAGTGGGCCTCGATCAACATCGACACCAAGAAAAAGAATGATTCTGGGGCCATTGACGCACAAGTCATTGACCGCAGCGATCGTTTGTTATCATAGGGGCCATGGCGTTCAAGACTCTCGGAGACCTCAAGCGCGGTTCTCTTGTCAAAAAAGGCACCGGTATCGACGTTAGTCCCGCCATTCTCGGTATGCGGATGGCCAGCCCGGCCTCCGCCACTAATCAGCGAAAGAAAGCCTGTGAAAACGACCTGGAGCAATTTTGCCGTGTATATCTCCGCAAACACTTTACAAAGGGTTTTGGGGACATGCACTACGACCTCTTCGACGCCTGTAACGGCCCGAGCCCCCACGCGGATAAGGGAAAACGGGTGGCGCGGATTGCTCCTCGAAAGTTTGGGAAGACCACCATCATCTCCCTCGCTCTACCTCTATGGCATTTGGCTTATAAGCGCAAGTACTTCATCCTGCTCATTGGAGAGGCCTCAGGCACCGCGGAAGCCAATCTGGCGACGATTGTTGAGGAAGTAGAAACCAACGAACTTCTTCTGGAAGATTTTCCCCATTTACGACCGGCCCGCGACGCCAAAGGTCAGTTAGAGAAATGGACGGACCGTCAAATCACATTTGCCAGCGGTGCGACGGTCTTAGCAAAAGGCACGGGCGCGCGCATGCGCGGTCTGAAGAAGGGAAGTCGGCGACCCGACCTCGCGATTCTGGACGATCCGGAGTCGCCGGAGACCGCAGATACCTTCCTGAAACGTATCCGACATAAGAAGTGGTTCGGCGGCACGTTCATGGGCCTAGGTGACGATACCTGGGATGTGTTCGTGATCGGCAACTTGCCCCACCGTGATTGTCTGATTGCATCGCTGGTAGGAAGTAAGGAATGGGACGGCCTCCTGTGGCGAGCCATCAACACCCTTCGTAAGGAAGAACGTCTCCCCATCGGGAATGTCTTGAACGACGGCTCGGCCCTGTGGCCCGAAGGTTGGTCCCTCGAACGCTTGGCCGCCTATAAGCGAGAACCGGAAGTCGGTGCTCTAAACTTCGCACGCGAGATGATGAACGATCCGCGTGTCGAGGAAGAAAAGACGTTTGACCCATTAAAGTTCCAGTACGTGGAATGGACACGGGAACGTCTTAAGGAATACGAAGAAATCGTCACCGTCATTGACCCAGCGGGCGGGACCAAGGCTGGTGAGTTCAAGAAGGGGAAACGCGATTATGCCGCCATCGTGACGGGTGGTCGCTTGTCGGATGGGTGGATCGAGATCTTCGGCGTGGTTATGACGAAGAAAACGCCGGACTATCAAATCAAACGGCTGCTGGATCAATACGAGCGGTTCGACAGCAAACTCGCGTGCGAGGAGAATATGTACAAGAATCTTCTCGCCCCCACCATCATGGAGGCGGCGAAGAAGAGGAAGCTGTATCCGACCATTACCGCGCACGAGCAACATGGGGCGCAAAATAAGATGACGCGGATCATTGGGATTCAACCGCAAGTTGCTGATCCGTCCACCCGTGTGGTAAGATTCGCGCGGCATCTTGTAGAAACGGTCCCCACTTACTTTGCACAGTTTGACGAATTTCCAGGGGATTGGGACGACGGCCCGGATGCCACCGAACAGCTGATCAAGCAACTTGAGAAGCGAATGGTGTACGGTCAACTAGGCGGGCCGACCGGAACATCCTACTGGAGATCAAGCAGTGCCCAAGCCGGTTAAAATTGAGAAATATCGTCGCCCCGCGGATCAAGTGGCCGGCTTCAGTGAGGTCGGGTTTTCTGGGCTAAATGAGTCCGGTGGCATCATCCGCGAAGAGTTTCTACCCCAGCTGAAGGGCCGCCTGGGGATTCGCATCATTAAGGAGATGCGAGACAACGATCCCATCGTCGGCGCCATGTTGTTCGCGATCGGCATGCTGATCCGGTCCGCCACGTGGAAAGTTAAACCTTTCAGCGAAGACAACGCCCACAAGAAACAAGCCGACTTCCTGTCCTCATGCATGCAGGACATGTCTGGAACCTGGACCGACACCATGTCCGAGGTCATGACCATGGCCCCCTTCGGGTGGGCGTGGTTGGAGACGGTCTACAAGAAACGTAACGGTTATACACGGGCCGATAATGGATCGTCCTCGAAGTTCAAGGACGGTCTGGTCGGATGGCGGAAACTCCCATTGCGGTCCCAGGATAGTTTGTTCAAGTGGGACTTCGACGACCACAACGGTGTGCGCGCATTCAACCAGGTAACGGCCAACGGGAAGTCCGCCACAATTCCCATCGGCAAATCCCTCCTGTTTCGAACCGAAAGCAACAAGAACAATCCCGAAGGCCGTAGCGTTCTTCGGAATTCGTATCGACCGTGGTTCTTTAAAAAGCGCATCGAGGAAGTTGAGGGCGTCGGCGTCGAGCGCGACCTTGCCGGATTGCCCATGTTGCAGCCGCCCGAGGGACTTGACATCTGGAATCCCAACATTCCGAAGATGGTGCAGTACAAGAACCAGGCGGATACCCTGGTGCGCAACATTCGCCGCGACGAACAAGAGGGTATCCTGTTGCCGTTCGGGTGGACATTGGAACTTCTGTCCACGGGCGGTAGCCGCACCTTCGACACCACGACGATCATCGGCCGCTATAACAACCAGATCGCGATGACATGTCTCGCGGACTTCATCATTCTGGGCCACAACAACCGTTATGGGTCAAAAGCCTTGGCGGGGAATAAGACCCAGATGTTTCAAATGTCCATCATCGCATGGCTGGACATGATCCAGGATGTGTTCAACCGCTACGCGGTGCCGCGTCTCTGGCTGTTGAACGGGTTCGATGTCGAAGAGATGGCCGAGTTGCGGCACGGCGATGTGTCCGTGCCCAATCTGACCGAACTAGCCGACTACGTCTATCAGCTTCATCAGGCTGGGATGGAAGTGTTCCCGAACGTTCCGCTTGAGAAGCACTTGTTCACGACCGCTGGCTTTCCTACTGACGGCGTGGAATTTGGACGCAAGGCCGAGCCTGTACCTATTGTTTCTCCAGGGGGTCTGAGTGGCAAACCTAATGCTGGCGGGGGCACGCGTCCCGCGCCGGGTGGACCGAATCCTCGCGGCAATTCAGGTGGACCTGCAAAGAAAAGCCGCCGCTATCAACGACGACGGCTCCGTACGCTCCGTCGTCGTTTGCGTGAAGTTAAAGGCTGGAACTGACATCCCGCGCGTGGTAATCACCACGATCGAAACTGAAACGCAGGTGTAGTTGTGGGACGAGTCCAGGTATCCAGCGTCATTGCAACCGGGTTTGTCGATACGCAAGATTTCGTCATGCCCAGCAATGTGGGCTCGGGCAATACCTTGATTGCGGCCGTTGCGACATTCGGTGCTGGGCTCACAGACCCGGGCGGTATCACCGACAATAAAAGCAACACGTGGAAGAAACTCGTTTCGATTTTTAGTTCAGTAGGCGAAGCCTCAATCTGGTACGCAAAGAACTGTGCGTCAGGCGCAACTACCGTTACCATGAATCCAGACGGAGGCGGAGACCTTCTGACGGGTGTGATCGGGGAATGGGATAATCTAGACGCCTCGAGTATAGAAGATCGCATTGGTTCGGCGTCGGTCCCCAGCACGACGACACCTTCAGTCAGCACATCTGCCGCCACCACGGCCGCGAATGAATTAGCTGTAGCGTTGTTGGCGCCGTATGAGGCGGTGTCCGGTGTGTCTGCGATTACTGAAGATGCCGCCTGGACACTGGTTGGTGAGGCTGAGGATGAAAGTCTTATCGCCATCAGTTTCATCGAGAAAACTCTGTCCTCGACTGGAACACCAACCGCGTCGTGGACGACAGCAGACCCCACAGATTCCGGCGTCGCAGTTATTGCCACCTTTAAAATTTTGACCGGTGGGGGCGGCTCTACTTACAATGTATCTACTGCGCTAGGCGCAAAAGCTGGAGCGGCGTCCACGGGCAACCGTGGATTAAATACAAGCACTAGTCTCGCGGCATCCGCGACAACCACGGCCCCTACAGGCAATCGCGGATTGAATACAAGCACAAGCCTGGCTACATCCGTAGCGGCGACTACCCCTGCGGGCAATCGTACATTGGCCATGGGTGCCAGCCTTGCTGCCTCGGTTGTTTCCTCTCCAGTAAGTAATCTTGCGTTCAGCATGAGCACAGGGTTAGCTACATCGGCATCCGCCGCACCGAATCGGACCAAAGTTTTTTCTGGTACGACGACACTGGCGGTGACGCAAGCGATCGTTGATTCGTTTGTCAGAAATCACAACCTGGCCACATCGTTGGGCATTACGAGCGCACTGACCGATTCCGCGTCTCAGGGATTCAACTTATCCGTTATCGCTTCGATTGCGGCGGGATTATCTGATGTATCCCAGCTATCGGTACAAGGCAGCACATCGCTAGGTGTCGCTGCTGCATTGGCAGCCACGCGCAGTATTGCAGTGTCAGGGTCGATTGCACTCATAGTTTCTGGACAATTCGTTGCATCCCGTCAAACCACGTTCAATTTGTCTGCCGCGTTGCCGACAACAGCGGCTATCGCGCCGTTAATGGCGCTTAATCTGGCGAATACGATCGCGTTGGGTGCGACGGCTCAGTTCACACCCCAGCAATTGTTGTCTCTGCTCATGTCCACATCTTTGGGCATGGCAGCTGGTGTGCAGATGAATTTGCCTCTGCACAGTTGGGACAATCTGGTGGGATTGATGGTGTCAGGTTATCTGTCTCCAGCAATTAGCGTTCAATTCAACTTGGCTGTGACGTTACCGTCTGCTGCGGGTCTACTTCCCTCGTTGACGGCAAACTGGATGCGGGCCTTGACCTTGCAGGCGAACTTGGCCATGTCGCCGACCACGCAGTCCATTTTGAACTTGATGACGCTGCTTAGCGAAAGTGCCGCCGTAGCCGTGTCGTCTAGTCAAAGTATTACGTCGTCCATAGCGCTATTTTCTGGTGTAGGTCTTGACCCGCGTGTGGGTGGTGCAAACTACAGCAATCTAGTCGGCCTCGCCATGGGGTCAACGATTGTGCCGATGGCTCTGCTTACTCAAGCCACCATCGTTCAACTGGCGGCAAATGCTGGGATCGTACCATCGGCGCGAATGGACCAACTTGGCTTGGTGGGGGTGTCTGTCTCTGCAAGTACGCTCGTCGCGAATGCTATGGCGATGGAGGCCTGGGTTTCTTTAGGTGTGCAGACTCTGGCCAATGTGCAATTTCAACGCCAACTGGCTGCCAGTATCGCAATGCAGATGCGGGCGGATATTGTAGCCGCCGCTCAACGCGCCGTGACGGATTCTATTGCGTTGGGAGCTTCGGCCGCCCAGGCACAGCAAGGTGGTTTGGTCCTCACACGGGCTCTTACGCTGGGTGCATCCCTGTCTTTGTTAGAGTTAGCTTCACTTTCGACCGACCCGGTTCGATTAGTCTTACAATTTGCCAGTGAGAGCCTAACCGGGTTATTGTTGGTATCCGAAAACCTGCAGGGCGGAATCACGTTCATCAACGAGTCCCTTGACGCGATGGAATAAGTATGGGCTACACTGAATTCAAGACGCCGGTCAACGAAGGTAGCTCACGTCGGTACTCGGCACAGTTGACGAGTCCGGACGGCCCCGTGACGACGGCCGTGATTACGTCCATTCTATTCACCCTCTTCGACCCAAAGACAGGTACGGTCATCAATGGCCGGGACAAACAAGAAGTCAAAAACCAGAACGGAGGCACTCTGGAGGATGATGGCTTGTTTGAACTCGTTCTGGGGCCAGCTGACATAAGCGCGATCGACACCACACGCTTCCAGAAACGGCGTGGGTTACTGGAAATTGCGTATACCAATGGGCACGAGAACCATGTGATCGGCTTTACGGTTGACAACTTGGTAAGGGTGCCCTAACAGAAGGACAGAACCATGAGCTTCGGAGTAGACAATGTGTTGCCGTTTCCAGGCATCCACGCCGGCGTGAAGTTGCGGACGCGGTATACCGTAACGTGTCTGGACTGGGCCGGTCGCGTCAAGTGGCAGGAGGTATTCCAGAACAATGTGATGACGGTCGGTTTGAACGCGTTGCTGAACAACTCGTTCCAGACCATTCCAGGCAGTGTCACGTGGTACGTGGGCCTGATCGGGGCTGGCACCGGTACGGTGGCGATCACGTCAGGCGCAGCGGCCGTGACGGGCACCAGCACGGCCTTCGCCAACGGCGACAACGGGAACGACCTGATCATCGTGGGGGCGGGCGCAGCAGGCGCCGATTTGATCACGACGGTCAGCGGCAACCCGAGCAGCGCAACGGCTCTCACGGCTGGCAACAACGCGGGCACCACCGTGTCTGGTGCGTCCTATGCGTTGGAGCCGCGGCTCGCCGATACGATGGCGTCCAAATCCTTCAACGAGACCGTCCCTTATTCGGATGCCACACGGCGGACGTGGACACCGAATGGTGCCGCATCGGCGGGCGCGATCTCGAATTCGTCAAGCAAGGCCGTGTTCAGCATCAACGCCACGGGGCGTGTCTTTGGCGCGTTCATGTGCGACAACAGCACCAAGAGCGGCACGACCGGTATTCTGTACGGCGGCGGCCTGTTTGTCACCCAGGGATCGCGGGCCGTGGCCAACACGGATACGCTCAACGTTCAGGTAGACTTGTCCGCAGTCGCGGCGTAACGGCCTGGAAAGCCAAGGAGTTATCACATGTCAGAACTTCTCACAGCAGGGCGTGCGTCGGTCGGTTCGCTGGATGTGGCGGGCAACCTCACGTGTCAGCGTATCGTACTCACCAAAACCGTGGTGGCTGTAGACCCTCCGAGCATTACGACGCTCGCGCTGGGCACGGTCGCGGTGACGGTTCCGGGCGTAGTGGTGGGCGATCTGGTCATTGCAACGCCGCCCGCAACATTGGAAGCGGGGCTCGTACCTATCAGCGCCATCGTGACCGCGCCGAATACGGTAACGCTCACGCTGTTGAATGCCAAGGGCACAACGGTAGACGGCGCATCGTTGAACTGGACGTTTGCCCTCGTCGGCTAGTTGACACCAGACGAGTGTTCGAGGTATAACCATACGCGTCAAAGCCGGGCTGGGCACCGGTTGCCCGACTACAATTCAAAGCGTGCTCGACCGTCAGAGGAGTGGAGGCGGAGGCGGCCCTTGCCCGGGGGAATCGCCTCCGCCTCTTTTTTTATGGGCCTACCTGTTCACATCGTTGCCAAAGCGACGGTCGCCAAAGTCGACCAAGAACGCCGTCTCGTCTTCGGATGGGCTAGCGTGGCGATCGACAAGTCAGGCCAGACCGTCACAGACTCCTACGACGACCAGATCGACATCGAAGAACTTGAAAATGCCGCCTATCAATTCACACTTCACTTCCGAGAACTAAACGCCGAACACGAAGGGCCTGCCCGTGGTGCGCTGGTCGAATCGATGGTGTTTACCCAGGAAAAGGCTGAGGCCATGGGTATTCCTGAAGGCGTCGTTCCCGAGGGGTGGTGGGTGGGTTTCTACGTGGAAGATGACGACGCCTGGGCGTTGGTCAAGTCCGGCAAGTACCCCATGTTCAGTATCGAAGGCTGGGCGAGTCGAGAGGAGGCCGCATAGTGCCCGCAATCAAGACATATAAGGCGTTCAAGCTCAAGGGCCTGGGCGTCAGTAAGGTGTCGCTCACCGCCCGGGGGGCCAATCCCCGTGCAGACGTCGTGCTCTACAAATCCAAGGATGCCGTGGACAAGGAAGGGGACACACCCCCCGTCAAGAAGACAACCTTCAACGACATCCGATCCGCCCGCGCCAAACGCGCCGCGATGTACGAAATTCTCACGATGTGCTATGACATGCAGGACTCGATGTCCTCGTCGTTGTACAACGGTGAGACCAAGGATGTCACCAAGTCCATCGATCAATTCCGATCCGCCGTTGACGAAGCGTTGAGTGCGTTGGCGTCCGGCGACTACAACAAGTCCGATCCCGACGCACTCATGCAAAAAGTCCTGGCGAAAGCGCAGGCTCACTTGGCCAAGTTCACTACCGAGGAGACCGACATGAAGAAGAAGCCCGCAACGGCGACCAAGAAGGCCGTCGCGACCGCCAAGCCGACCAAGAAGTCGTATGAGGACATGACGCCCGAGGAGCTCGTTGCGCTCTGCAAGGCGCGCGACGCGGAAGATGAAGCCGTCAATGACGAGGACAATGACGAGGACAATGACGAGGATGATGACGACGACGAAGCCGTCATGAAGTCCCTGCCCCCGGCGGCACAGCGCCTCATCGCCAAGCGCGACGCGGAAGTGGCCAAGGCCACGGCCGACGCGAACGAAGCGACCAAGGTCGCCAAGCAGGCGCTCGAGAAGGCCGACGCCGCAGAAGAGGAACGTGCGCTCGCGGCCTGTGTCACCCGTGCGCGTGCTGAATTCAGCAACCTTCCCGGCACGCCGGAGGAAATCGGCACCGAGCTTCGCGACATCCAGAAGTCCTTCTCCAAGGAGAAGGCCGAGAAGATGATCGCCCGCATGAAGAAGACCAACGCGGCGATGGCGGGTGTGTACAAGGAAGTCGGTGCGGACGACGGCGCCGAGGCGGACGCCTACGCCCAGCTCGAAGCCAAGGCGGTCGAAATCCAGAAGTCGGACATCCAGCTGAGCAAGGAACAGGCGTTCGACCGCGCCTGCACCAAGAACCCCGAACTGTTCAAGCAGTATCGTCAGGAGCAGCGCCGTCAGGTGACTGTCAACTAGTCATCACATCCAGACTGGTGGGGGCCACGTGGCCCCCGCACTTGTAGAGGAGTTACTCACGTGCCGAACCTTTCAGCATTCGAAGTCCCCGGCGCTTACCAGTTCGGTTTCGAGCCGGGCGCGGACATGTCGGCGCAGTTGTTCCATGCGGTGAAGATGAACACCGTAGGACAGGTGATCCCGATCGCCGCAATCACCGATAAACCGATCGGCGTGGCGCAGAGCAAGCCGGCCCTGGGAGGCAGCCAGGTGACGGTCATGTTCTTCGGAATCACGTTCATGGTGGCCGGTGCCGCCTTCGCCAATACGGGCGTCTCGATTGGCATCGACGCGACCGGTCGCGCCAAGGCCATCGTGCCGGGCACCGACACTACGCAGTATCTGATCGGCTTCAACGTCAGCATCTGCGGCGCGGCGGACGAGCTCATCGCCGTGGCCTTCAACTGCCTGAACATTTCGCGTGCCGCGTAGACCGTCTACGACTTCGCACACAGGAGACCGATCATGTTGATGCCCGTGAAGCGTGGACAGCCGACGTTGCAGGATGTTCACATCGACCAGGCGCTTACGCAGATCAGCGTAGCGCAGATTCAGGATCAGAGCAAGTTCTTGTTCAACAAGATTGCCCCGATCATCCCCGTGGACAAGCAGTCGGACAAGTACTGGGTCTTCCCCAAGAACGAGTGGCTGATCGACGAGGCGCGCAAGCGCGGCGACTCGGAAGAGTCGGCCGGCGGCGGCTACGTGCTGTCGCAGGACAGCTACTTCGCCGACGTGTGGGCGTACCACAAGGACCTGGGCTCTCAGGTCAAGGCGAACGCGGACGCGGGCCTTCAGCTCGAGCGCGGTACGACGCAATTCGTTACGAGCAAGTTGCTGCTCCGTGCGGAACTGCAGTTCATCAACGACTTCTTCAAGACCGGCGTGTGGGGCACGGACCGAGCGGGCGTCGCGGCAGGTCCGACCGGTACGCAGTTCATCCAGTGGGATCAGTTCACCACGAGCGACCCGGTGACGGATATCGAACAGTCGAAGGACTACATCGAGTCTGTGACCGGCTTCGAGGCGAATACGATGGTCATCGGCAAGGCCGTCTGGATGAAGCTGAAACGGCATCCGGTCCTTCGCGACCAGATCAAGTACACCTCGCCGAATAACGTCACCATCGACCTGCTCAAGCAGCTGTTCGAGATCGAGAACATCTACATCGGTCGCTCGATCCGCGCGACCAATAACCGGGGTGGCACGCCGGCCTACGCATACAACTACGGGAAGATTTGCTGGATCGGCTACGTGAATCCGAGTCCGGCCCCCTTCACGCCAAGCGCGATGTACTCGTTCGGGTGGACGGGCGTCAGCGGCGGCCTGAACGTGCCGATTGCCATCGACAGCTTCGACATCCGCCGGCTGAAGACGACTCGGTACGAGGGCGAGTTCGCGGTGGACAACAAGATCGTCAGCGCCGACATGGGCGTGTACATGAGCGCTGTCGTCGCGTAGACGACGGCCATCAGTCAGGAGGCGACCGTGCTCGTAGTAGTGCAGCAGTCATTCCGGTACGGCGAACAGGAGGCCGTACCGGGTCAGTTGCTGGATGCCAGTGAGTGGCCAGATGAAAATCTCCGGGCCATGAAGAATCAGCGCTTCATTCGTGTGGCGACCAAGGACGAAATCGCTAGCGCTGTCGAAGAAGACGACGAACCGCCGCGACCGGTTCGGAAGAAGACCGCCGTCAAAATCCGCCGGCGGTAGACCGAACGCTTCAGGTCAAAGGGCTGGGTTCTGGTTCCGCTTGAACCGCCCGGCCCTTTGTGTAAGGGGGTGAGATGGCGTGGACATACGACGAAAACTTGGCCGAGCCGCGCGATCAGGTGCGTTTTCGCATCGGCGATACCAAGGCGATCGACCCCCAACTTCAAGACGAAGAAATCGACTTCCTCTTGGGCGCGAATGCTGATAACGTGTTGCAGGTCGCCATCCTGGCCGTTCGCGGTATTCTTGCTCGCTATTCACGCGGCGCGGACAAGTGGGTTGGCGATCTCAAAATCCTGTACAGCCAGAGGGTCAAGAACTATCAGGCACTTCTCGAGCAGTTGGAATCAGAAATCGCATCCCTAGGCGGGTTGGGATACGTGGCGATGCCAAGTGCTGGAGGCGTGTATGTGGCGGAGGAGTCCGCGATGCGTAGTCGGACGGACGTACTTCACAGTTCGTTCTATCGTGGCATGCACGACAACTTGTCCACGAATGAGATGAGAACCCGCACGGACGTGCTTGACAACGACAGCGGCGGTGGGGGAGAAGACTAATCATGTTTGAGATGGAGTTTCTCGACATGATGCCACACCAAATCTCGGTGCAGTCCCAGAAATTCGTGTCCGGTGGAGACTTGGTACCCTTTGGCGATGCACGCCGGTACCAGTGTCGTATCTCTGGAAAGATTCTATCCTTACGGCGCCCGAACAGTGAACAGGATACGGTCATCTTCGATATATGGGTGGGGGCACGGCTTCTGGACGATGGCACGGCACGGCCGGTAGACGTTGATGAGTTTACCGTGAATGACAAAGTGACGTTGCCAGCAGGCCAGTCGTTTATCGATGAGTCACCGATCCTGTTCACGGCCGGCCGCATTACGGATGAAGACGGACCACACCATATTAAGTTACAGTGTGGATGGATGTACCATCGTCAGGGTCAGTAACATGCAGGGCACACGGTTGCGAGGTGACTTCGACATCTTTCATGCGCCGAATGGCGCATATGGAAAGAATCCCCGTGTAGAAGGCCGATGGGAAATCAAAACACCCAACGGCTATTACGGCGGACTCAAAGAAGGTGTCTGGTCGATCGTAGAAGATGAAGACGGTGCTATTACCGTGAGTCCGTCCATTCGGGTCAGCGATGCCCAAGATCGTGAAATGTGGCATGGGTTTCTTGAACATGGTGTGTGGCGAAGCGTGTAACCATGGCGTTCAAGGACGTTAACTTCGACGATGTCTATCGTAGCGAGATTTCTCGCTCGGGCCTGGGGTCTGCCCGGGGCATGGACTTTGCCGGAGAAGGCCTTCAAATCATTGGTGCTGAAGATGCCGTCGCCAAGTTGCACATGTTCGGTCTGCAAATCGTCAAAGCCAGCATCGTCAGTAGTAAGCGGTTTGCGGATTTGGTGTTGTTCACGTCTTTGAAGCATGTGCCGTTTGACACGGGCCTGTTATGGGAGTCCGGACGTGTGGACCGCGCCCACGATGCGAACGCGCACAAGTACGTGTACACGGTAGGCTACTACACCGATTACGCGGCCCTTGTTCATGAGAATCCGTACGGGAAAACATTTCATCAAGGGGTCGGTCCCTATCCCGGCGAACAGAAAATCGATCACTGGTTAACGTACGCGCTGGAAGTAGAATCCAAAGCCTTTCCGGACTTGGTACGCGGCGAAATCAGAGACCACGCGGCAGAATTCATGGCGACCGGCGGGGCGAGTGCATCGTTATCTGTAGAGTTAAGTGGAAGTGGCGCAGGCGGCGGATCGTTCAGTAGTTGGGAAGATGTTCTGGCCAATTGGAAGGTATAGCCATGGGACTCTTGGCAGAATTCGCTTCGTATCTTGAATCACGCGGGTGTGGTGTGGTCAGCACAGACATCTTCGCTGGTAATGTATTGCCTGAGGGCAATGGCGTCCCGGCGACGGCTATTTTTGTCAGTAACATGCCTGGATTTAAGTCCTATCGCGCCATGGGGGCCAGTGGCACCCCGGCCGCGTGTGAACAGCCAGTTGTCGAGATTATCGTACGTGCCCCGACGTTCGCGTTGTCAGAAGCTAAAATGGCGCAGGTATTCGCGGTGGTGGATTTCGAGGGGCAACGGATCATCGGGGGTACCCGCTACTTGCACATCACCACATTTGGTCCAGCAACGTACGAGGGAGAAGACGAGAAGAAACATAAACTTCACAAGGTGCGTGTGAAGTGTATGAAGGAGCGTTCTGTATGACCCCGCAACAGTTCATGTCGTACCTGGTCTCGCTAAAGGCGCAAGTCGAGTCCATGAGTGTGACGTTGGATTTGCTGATCATGCAGCATCATGCAAATTTGAAGAAGCCCGAACCTGATCCGAACGCGCCGTGTAGACATCCGGAGGATAGGCGGTTGCCCACTCCCGCCATGGGGCATCCGAACCGATCACTGTGCGGGATTTGTGGAGCTGAGGTAGAGTGATGAAGACCTATGAGTGTGTGGGCACACAGCCCCTGGATTTGAACGACTTCACCCTCCACGTGGAACCCGGCGACCGGTTCGACGCGGAGTTGGACATCAACCACGAAAGCTTCCTGATTCGCATCGGCGCGATCGTCGTCGTTAACGGGTCGCAGGTCGAAACCAAGCCGCAGGCCCCAGCCATGGCAGGTGCGGTGTTGACGCCGGAACAGGCCGCGCAACGGTTGCCTGGCGACGGCTCGTCTGAAACATTTGTCCCGATGGCCGCGCCCGTGTCCCAGGATACGCCGGTGCCGATGCCGCCGGCTCAGGCCACGGATACGGCTGACGAGGTGCCGCAGGCGAAGTCCGTGCGCGGCACCAAGAAGTAAGTCGTTCAACAGTCTAGGAGAGTGTCATGTCAACGTTTACACTGACGGACGCGAAGATTATGCTGGGTGGATACAACCTATCCGCCTATCACAATCAGATCTCCGTCGAGCACTCCGCAGAAATGCTCGATGACACAGTCTTCGGCACGTCAGGTACGCGATCGGCCCATCCTGGACTGAAGACTGTCAAAGTCAACGGCACCGTGTTGTGGGACACCACCTTGGACGGTGTGCTATACCTACGCATCGGTGCGACGCGCGAAGTGATGTCCTATGCCGCGTTCGGGAACACAGTCGGCGACTTCGGCTTCATGACGCGCGGCGTCAACGCAGAGTACAATCCCCAGTCTGGCGAAGTCGGTCAGCTGATGTCTTCGCAGTTCACGGCCGAGGCGGCCAATACGCCATTGGTTCGTGGACAGATTCTCATTCCGATCTTGCCGGCCCTGACCGCGAACGGCACTTCCACGATCGTGCAGTTGGGGGCCGTCACCGCGTTGCAGCGCATCTACTCCGCCTTGCACGTGTTCGCCCCGATTGGGGGCACGGGCTCACCTGGCATCACCGTCACCATCGAATCGGCCGCGCTCATTGGCTTTGGCTCGCCGACGACGCGACTCACGCACACGACCATCAATTCGGTCAATCAGACGGTTGGCGATTGGCAGGAAGCCGCCGGTCCGATCACGGACCAGTTCTGGCGTGCCAAGTGGGTGCTCACAGGTACCACGCCCAGCTTCATTGCGTATCTGACGTTGGGTATTCAGTAATCGAACGCACAGGAGACCTTCAATGGCAACACTCGTCTATACTGACGCTTTCCTGTCCGTGGCCACCGTGGACCTGTCGGACCACGTCAAGTCACTGACACTCAACTACTCGGCGGAAATGCTCGACGATACTGTCATGGGCACGTCCGGTACTCGCTCCAGCAAACCGGGTTTGAAGAACTGGTCTCTTGAGGTTCAGTTCCTGCAGGACTTCGCCGCATCGTCGGTGGATGCGACCCTGTTCCCGCTGATTGGCGCCGCGTCATTCGCGGTCGCAACCCGTCAGTCGAAGACGGCGGCCATCAGCGTCAGCAATCCGCAGTATTCCGGCAACGCCGTGCTGGAAAACTACACCCCGATTACGGGTGAAGTCGGTACGTTGGGTATGACCAACTGCACATTCCGGGCGGGTGGCGGCCCGGCGAACGTGTTGGCCCGCGCCACCACGTAGTTCTTCTTGGGGTGGAAGTGCCCCTTAGCGCCACGATCGACCGTCCGGGCGGGTATTGGGGTACCCCCCGGGCGGCCGCATGCGTCCCACGGCCCGGAGAGGGGGTTGTGGGGCGTTTGGCCAAACCCCAAAACAAGCACATCCATATGGCACATGTTGTAGCAATGCCCGTACAGTCCGGGCCGGCGCGAGAAACATCTCCGTTCGTGTTGTTCGAAGAATTCGAAGCCATTCGGCCCGGTGTCGTGCGGAAGCGGAACTTCCGCTACGACCTGAACGCCCTCGCCGACTTCGAACAGGAAATCGGCATGGGGTTTGCCCAGCTGATGCAGATGAAGGCGACGTTCGCCACGGCGCGCGCGATTGTCTGGGCGGGCCTGAAATGGGAAGACCGCGGTCTTTCCCTGGACTATGTCGGCGACTTGCTGGGCCGTTTGTTGAAGGTCGGCAAATACGGCGTCAATGACTTCGTGATGATCGCCATGAAGGCGTGTGCGGAGCAGGGTGCCCTGGGTCCGGTGGCATCCAAGGCGGGGTCGGTGCCTGAGGGACCGGCCGCTGATGCGGACCCAAACGAATTGGTGGGGAGCCTGGTCCAGCCCCCACAAACTGGAAGCGACGACGCCCCTGGACCCGATGGATCGAACTCGCTGAACCCATCGCCTACGGAGCCCTGAATCTCAAGCCCTGGGAGTTCTGGCGTCTAACTCCCAGGGAGTATAACCACCTTGCGACGGGGTGGCGGTGGCGACACAATCGTGAGCGTGATGATCGCGCGATTTGGGTTGCCACCCTCATCAACGGCGCAGGCCGAGTGAAAAGTCCGCTCACCCCGAGTCAGTTGCTGGGCCGTCCGGTCGGCGTTGACCCGGAGCCCGCTCCACGACGGAAGGCGTAATATCCCATGACGTTAGCGGAAATCCTGATTCGAGTCGGCGTCGATGCCAGTCGCGTCGCAACAGGATTGGGTGCGGCCGAAAAGTCGCTCGAGTCCTTCGGCACGCGCCTCTTCTTCCTGGGGTCGCGGATCACGGCGGGGGTTTCGGCCCCCGTCGCGGCCGCTGTCGCCGCTATCTCCCAAATTGGCCTGGAATTCGATCAGGCCATGACGGAAGCGCTCGCGATCATGGACCATGTCTCGCCGCAGATGCGGCAGCGCATGGAAGGTGTTGCCAAGGCCATTACCGAAACCACGAAATTTTCATCGACAGAGGGCGCCAAGGCCTTCTACGATCTCGCGTCCGCCGGCTTAAACGCCACGGAATCGATGCAGGCCTTACCTGTTGTGGCGCGGTTTGCCCAGGCGGGGTTGATTGACCTTGCCAAAGCGGGCGAATATCTCGCGGGTGCCCAAGCAGCCCTTGGTTCCAAGTCCGACGATACAAGTAAGAAAATCGCGGATATGGCAAAGATTTCGGACGTGCTGACCAAAGCGAATAATATCGCCCTGGGCACGGTCGAGGATTTCGCCAAAGCCCTGACGAACAAAGCCGGCCAACAGTTACGCATCTTTCACAAGGATGTGGAGGAAGGCGTGGCCGTCCTGGCCGCGTATGCGCAGCAGAATATTCGCGGCGCGGCCGCCGGCACACAACTCTACATGGCGATCCGCGACCTGGCCCGGTTCGCGACCAAGAACGCCGACGCCTTCAAGGCTCAGGGCATTGCCGTCTTTGATTCCGCCGGCAACATGCGGAATATGGCAGACATCATCGCCGACTTCGAGAACCGTCTGAAGGGCGCCTCGAACCAGCAAGCCGCGATGTTGTTCCAGATGCTGGGCATGACCGATCGGTCACGCGCCGCAACACAAGCCTTGATCGGGTACAGCGATTCGATCCGCGACTACGAAAAGCAATTGCGTAGTGCGGGCGGCACGACGAAGGAAGTTTCCGACAATCAGATGCAATCACTCAAGAACCAACTCTTGAGTGTCTACCATCAGTTCCAAAACGTTTTGATTGACATTTTCCAGGATTTCGAGCCGCTGTTGAGGACCAAGTTGGTACCGTCGCTTCAAGCGATGGTCGAAGTATTGAAAGATGGTGAGAAGTGGCTGAAGGGCCTTTCGACCGGTAGTAAGGAAGCCGTTTTAGGCATTACGGCACTACTGGTGATTGCCGGACCGTTGACCGCGTTCATTGGCTCCTGGTCGCTTCTCTTGAAAGTCGTGGCCATGCCCTTGGCCCCGTTGTTTGCGGCCGTGGGGGAAGGCGCACAAGCCGCTGGCACGGGCTTGGGAGCCGCCGCCGCTGGTGCCGCACCCGTGGCTACGTTGTGGTCTACCCTCGCGGATATTGCCACGGCCCTGATGACGCGGACCGCGCTGCTGTTTGGCGTGTTCGGGGCCGGCGTTATTGTCCTCGAGAAATTGGTGGGTGGATGGGGCAACCTTACCAAAGACTTCATTGCCACCGTCCCGCCCCTTGAAATTCTTCGTATTGCGTGGGAAGGTCTCGGTAAGACGTGGGAGACAATCAGAGAGCCACTAGGCAACGTCCTCAGCTACTTCTATGAATTGAGCCGCCTGGTGGGCGGTTCCACGTGGGACGGAATGAAGACGTTGTGGGGCTACATGCGCGGCCTCGCAGACGTGCAGACCGAATTCCTTGGTCAGGGCCACGCTAGTCTCGTTTCATTCTTCGAAGAATTGGCGAAGTGGATCGCTTCCCTGAATCCGGGTGTGCTCGCCCTTCTCGAACTGATGAAGCGGCTCAGTGACAAGGCCGGTGAAGCCGCGAAGCAGATGCGGGATGCCCGCAATCTCAACGCGTATGTTGAAGGGGCACATGGCACCGGGGATGTTGGGCTGTCCGATAATTTCCTTCAGCAAGCCGGTGTGCGCACCGGGTCCGGTCGGTTCTCGGTTACGGGTAGTGTCCCGGCGTTCGGTACGCCGCTAGGGTCGATGTTAAGCCGGCCGGTCACACCGAAGGATTTGCCGATCAATACAGGACCACCTCCGGGTAACAATATCGCGACCAGCGTCACAAAGGACACATCTCTACTCAAGGCATATAAAACCGAAATTGCCGGCTTGGGCCAGATGTACACCCAGGCGGTAAAGGATGGCGCCCCGCTTAAGGAGATTGTCGAAGCTTACGGAACGAAGTTCGAGGATGCCGGAAAGAAGGCGCGGGCGTGGGGCTTCGAACTGACCGGCGCGGTGAAGACCGGGTACGACGCCGTGATGAAGTACAATCTCGGCGAGTTCATTCGTAAACAAGACGCAGAACTCGTTACGTCGGGTAAGGCGTTCGTGGAAGTCTTCACGAAATACGGCACTGACATCACGACCAGCGTAAAGGGGTCCACCGACGAGCAGTTCAAGGCGGTCCAAGACCTTCAGAATCGACTTATCGACATTGGGAAATCTGGGACAAACCAACAGATCGTTGAAATCAATCGTGCCGAGAAAGCGGAGATTGACGCGCTCAACGCCAAATCGAACATCGCAGAATCGACACGTAACCAAGAACTTGTTCTCATCCATGCGTATTACGATCATCAAGTTGACTTAGCGAAGCAAACGTACGACACGATTACGGAGCGGATGCACAAGGCGGGTGTCGATACCCAAGATGTGCAGAAAGAAACTGCCGATAAGTTGGAAACAACGTGGCGGCAGATGATGAAGTTCAATGCGGAAGCCGCGGACGGATTCAAGTTCGAAATCAACGACATCAAAAAAGCGTGGAACACCTGGTACGACCTCCTGAACCGGCCGAATCCCATGGCCAAGTTCTGGGGCTCTGTGGATACGACAATCAGTCCGTTTGTTCGCGAATTCAAGAATCTTTCTGACATTATCGGATCTGATACATCTGGTTTCGCATCGTTTGTCACAGGGTTTTCCGAAGTACTATCGGCCATGGAACTTGGCGCTAGAGCTGCCAAGACTGTATCGGAGTCGTTTGAAGGTATAAAGAAAGCTGTTGCGGAATCCAGAGACGGCGTGTCTGGGTGGGGCGCGGACATGGCAAAGTCCTTGATTGGACTTGCCACCGGGATTGTGTCCGGGGTCGCTGCACTTTCATCTGCCACAGACCCGAAGAAATCTTTGACATCACGGATAGCTGGCGGGGCCATGGCTGGTGCCGAACTTGGTTCCAGTGTTGGCACTGGCCTCGCCATGGCCGGCATTATTGGCGGTTCCACGGCCAAGGGCCTTGCCGTGGCGGGTGTGTGGGGTGCGGCCGCTGGCGCGATTGTTGGTATCTTCATTGCCGTGTTTCGTGGCCGCCATACTCGTCAAGAAATGGCCAAGGTCGGCCACGAATGGGGCGCGACGATTAGTGAAGCTTTGGCCGATCAAATCCGTGAACAAGCGCACTCCATGTTCCAGGGAGAGGACATTGCCGCTGCCCTGTTCAACATGAAGGAGATCGTCAAGGCCGCTGGCGGGGTGAACGAAGCTAACCTAGACGAATTCACACACAAGTTGCGCGACACATTCACGATGCTTGATCGTGGGTTGTTCACCGTCGCCCAAGCGAAGAAGGTCCTCACTGAAAACTTCCAAGACATCGCTGATGCAGTCTTGAACACGGGGGAAGTAGCGAGTAAAGAATTTACCGACATCATCGAGTACGCGGCCAAGTGGGGACTTCACATTAAAGCCATTACCGATTTCGTTCAAGGTCAGGCGGAACGATTCGGTACGTCTATGGAAGCGATCGTGAAGGGCACGTCGTATTCCTTCACCGGGCTGTCAGACAAGATTGATACAGCGCGTCAGGCACTCGTTGACCTCAACAACGATCCCGAAGCGAAGCAAGAAGACATCAAGAAAGCCACGATCGAACTGCAAGACCTGTTGAATCAACAGGCACAGGCTGCCCTCAATTCGACGGCGAAACTGGATGCGTTAACGGGCGTGGTATTGGCCGGCTTTAATCAGGCCATGAAGGACGGGGTTGGTATCATCACGGCCCTGAATTCCCAAGGCGGTGCCCTGGACGCCATTATCGCCGCCTACAAGGACCTGGGCGTTACGTCGGACAATGCGGCACTGGCCCAGTTGGTCAACCTTCGGAAATTGCAGGACACGTATCCTGAGCTGGTCAACGGGGTGGGGTCGCTGGGTGACGCCATGTTGGCGTTGTCAAACATTGGCGGCTTGAACAAGGATACATTCGCCGCGATGCAGCAGACCGGTCTGGATATGTACAACGACTTGAGTGCAAAGGCCGCTCAACTCGGTGTGGATAACAGTTCAGCCGTGGCGATGATGGTGCCATTCCTGGAGGCCGTGATTTCAGGCAACAAGAAATACGGGTTTGCCATCGATGAAAACACGATGAAGCTCATAGAGCAGGCGCGCGAGATGGGTCTGTTGTCCGATGAGGAATTGTCCACGAACGATATCCTCCGTGAAGGTTTGACGGCTATTATTGAAGCGTTGGGCGGCACGGTACCGGAGGCATTCAAGAAAGCTGCACAAGCCGCACAAAATGCCTTCGACGATGTAGCCAATGACGCGCAGACACAAATTGATCGGGCTGCCGATGCCTTTAGACAGTTCGACCCCGAGACCGTCAGAGTTCCATACCAGTTCGTTCAGGTAGGCGATGACCCGCAGGTACCGCAAATGGATGTACCTGCGTTCGGGGCAGGTGGCGTAGTCTACGGCCCCACAATGGCTCAAGTGGGTGAGCGCGGTCCGGAGGTCATCACACCGCTCGACCAGTTCATGGGGATGATGCACCGCGACCGTGAAGAAGCCGTGGCCAACGTGTACATTGATGGCAAGCGCGCTGGCAAGGTCATTATGAGCAAGGCGAAAACCATTCTTCGTAACAATGGCATCCGGTCATGAGCCTGTCGCTATCCATTAACGGTACCGATCGCACGGGCAACGTGCGGATTGATACGACGAGTTTCGACGAACAACTCAACGGTCAACAGTCCTTAGACTTTGAATTTCTGGACACGTCGGGGGCCATTCGCCCTGACCTCGGTCAGGAATTGATCATCTACGACAATCCGCGCACGTTCTCCGCGTCGATTTCGGCAAGCAGCACAGCGTTGACAGGGTCTGGATTTTCCATTGCGGATATCGGCCGCATGATCACGATCCCTGGGGCGGGTAGTGGGGGCACTCTTCACACATCAAAGGTCTTCGGATACGTAAACAGCACACACCTAACCCTTGAGCATGCGGCTGGCACCACGGTCGCCAGCGTCACGACCACGATCAGTGATAGGAAGTTTGCTGGACGCATTACGGATTACGAGGAATCTCCGTTCTACGCAGACAGCGGTATCCTGATGCGGATGACGGTCGCTGACTATAACGAAGCGGCCACGATCGAACTGATCAACGTTGGCTTTGTTGGGCAAACATTGAAGGCCGCCGTGACGGTCTGTGTCAGTATTCTTGCTTCACATGGTGTGCGGCTCGATCCGAACATGGCCACAGGTCCGGTCTTGCCGGACTCGGAATTTGCCTTTCCCTACATTGACGCGGTGTTTAACCGGTTCTCAGAGTTGACCGGGTGGGTCTGGTACATCGACAACTCCAACACCTTGCGCTGGTTCGCACCAGGGGCCTTGTCCGCAACCACGCTTGATTCCACGCTACCGCTTGAGGGGACATTCAAGATTTCCAAGTCTTGGGGCGACTACCGAAACGTTCAGTGGTTGCAGATCGGCGGTTCTCAGCAACGTGATCTTCCCGAGACGTTTACCGGTAACGGGTCGGTGCGGAGTTTTCAGCTGACCGCTGTTCCCGTGAACAATCCGCCGGCCGGATCGGTGCGGGTCACGCGGAATCCTGGCGCCGTGATTACGGATTACCCGCTGGGTGTGTTCGGCGGACCGGAACTCTGGACGTATCACGATAATGGTGCGGGCGCCCGAACGCTTGATCAGAACGTCAGCGACCCTGTGCTTGGTGCCAGTGATACGGTCGCTCTCACGTATCTTGCACAGTATCCGATCGCCATTTTCAAGACGAATGCAGGCGGTATCAGCACGTATGGTGCGCGTGTACGAATCGATCAGGCCCCTGACATTACGGGGTTGGATGAAGGCTACGCGTATATTGATGCGCTTCTTCGCCGATACAGCACCTTCATTCCACGCCGTCTTAATTTCGATACGTACAGTCCCAACTTCTTACAAGGGTTTCTCTACGATGTGAATCTTCCAAGTCGAGGGATCAGCCATGTGAACTTCATGGTGGATCAGAAGACGACGCAAGACGACGGCACCGGCACCATGAAGTATTCGGTTGGTCTCATCGAGGGCAGTGAATTTCAAGCCTTGTGGGCCGAATACTTCCGTGGCGCGAGCAGTAGCGGTGGGGCGGGCTCGATTACGACGGGATCGTCTCCATCTATTCCAGGGGGCGGGTCGTCTGGCAATGCTGTGTTGCGTGGATTCTTGGGCGGGATGGACGGTGGTTTTGTCTTCCTGACAACAGCTGGTACCTGGTACGATATCAATAACCGGGTGGACCTCTCATTACAGAGTACGTTGTTCCCGTCCGGTAGTGCGTTCTTCGTTCGTGTCCATGTGAAGTTGGTGGGAGGCACGGGCACCCCGCACATTCAGGCACGCTTATACAACCAGTCGACAGCCACTGGCGCAGGAACGGGTACACTCCTTGCCAATCCGTTGACCTACACGTACGACGGATTCTTTGTCACGCTCAATTCGACCGAGTGCATCTTCAACCTTCAGTTGCAGTCCGATCAGTCAGGAATCAGAGGCTATGTCCAATTTGCGACGATTGAGTCTCGTTAGTCTACGAGTCGTCTTGTGTTGCGTCTGCGCAATATTTTATTGCTCGGAGGCCCGTGCGCAAAACATCGACATGGGCTATGGCAGCGCAACGAATGCCTTTTCCGTGGGAACAAATACCTTCGGACAAGTCATGCGCGTCGTGGGCTTGAATAGCGTCATCGGGGCATCCGGCGGCGGGTCGTCTCCGATCTCGGTGGACAGCAACGGTGACATCTGGAAAGACCCCACGACTTTCATCAACACCATCGCCGAGTGGAGTCACACGACTAAAGTCTCGTTTGGAGGCGGCCTCAACGTCACGGTTGGGCCGATTAGCGGCGGATCGGGTACGATGAACCCCCTATTCAAGGATAACGTGGGGGATGTGCGTCGCGATGCTGGTTCTTCAATTACAACATCAGGTCACTGGAACTTCACCAATCCCTTGGACGGTCGGTTTGTCGTCGCAGGCTCAACGAATGGAGATACTGCACTTGGGTTTGATAATGTGCGCATCCATGAGAATGGTGGGTCGCCACGGCTCACGTGGGAAGATGCTTCGTTCTTACAATGGACAATCGACAATCTCAACGGCGCCATGCGGTTCTATCGAACCAGTAGTGCGGGTACGGCGGATCAAGTACCGCTACAGCTTTTCGATTACATCGTCTTCGATCCCAAAGCCAAGGCCATTTTACCGGCAAGACCATACGATATCAGCATTGGATCACCACTAGACAAGTTCCTGGCCATCTATGCGGCAGAGTTGAATGTTGAGACACTTGTCCGGCAGAACATCATGGCCACCATGGGGGGCCGTATCCTTGTTCTACCCACCACGACGCTACGTGCAGACATCACATCCAGTACAACGTCCATCACCACCAACGAGAACAATATCATTGTTGGCGATATTGTCTATATGGAAGGCGATGGTCGAGTAGAATTCATGTCCGTCAGTGCTGGGCCGGTACGCCTCAACCGCTGTATTATCGCTAGTTCATGTGCGACAGCCGACACCGTGACAAACTGGAATCAGGCAGGTGGTGGTGCGTTGACGCTAGATCGCGACCATCGATATCAGGGTGATGCTTCAGTAGTTGTCTCAAATACAGCTAGCTTTGCGTATTGGTCAGACGGTACGACGTGGCTGGTCAATTCCACTACGTATACTGTTCAGTTGGTGATTCGTCGTAGCGATGATGGCCCCATCGTTCCGGTCACATCCTCAGCCTATGACTTATTTTGCGGATCGACGGATCAAGCCACGTCAACGACGGCTGACGATCTGGGTGTGAATGGTGCAGGTCATCATTGGTATAGACTACATGGTGTGTGCAACCGTACGACCAGCTCTAATTTTGTTGGGGTGACGAATCTTCCCACGGGTGGCGTGACCCACAACTTGGACGCCATGCAGATCGAACTGGGCTCGACGATGACCACGTGGTCCCAGACGGCCTCCAGCTATACGGTCACTCGAAATCTTGATGGATCGGGCGGGAACTCGTGGATTGCCGGCACAGCCGTTGCGAACACGGGTCAGACGGGTAACGGCTTCATCGACATTTACTCCACGCGTGGCGTGCGTGCGGGCACCGAGATTGGTCCCGCACTATGCGGCAATGTGCGTCAATCCAGCACCTACAATGATTGGGCAGCACGCTGGTGTGTTGGTCAGTTGCAAGGTGTGTACGGGTTTGGCAGTTCAACGTTTGGTATCGCGGCTGGGAATCCAACGGGCATACACTTCGATATTACGGATGCTGGTGGTGTCCGCTTCATGAATAACACCACCGTTCAGGCAGATTTTGTTTCTGCCGGCATCACGATTGGTAATCATGTCGCAAACACACCTGTGATGCTGTTGACTTCGACGGCATTGCAGTTCTGTATTTACGGAGGGGCTTGCACCTTTACCGTGGATGGCACGACCGGCAACATGCGCGGGGGGTCAGCGACGGGTCTCAGTACGGGAACTGGTTACTTTATTGGTGGTTCGGGTACGGCACGGTTCGGAGATCCCGCCAGCGATTATTGGAAATGGGATGGGACGAACTTAACCGTACAGTCTTCGAATTTGACCGTTGGGTCAGGCGGCACACTCATGTTCCCAGGATCCAGCTGTTGCAGCGATCTGAACGCATACGGCTTCAAACGACAGTCTGGAAACAATGTGTACTTTGGCACCACCGCATGGGACAGCGGCACCATTTCCCAAGTGGCCGTATGGAATGTTCTTAACAACACCGCAAAGGCATCTGAAGTCAGCATTGGCGCAGGTAACGACGGTACCGTTCGGAATGTAATTCACGTGCAATCTGGTACAACCTTCGGCGGAGATTTGATCACTATCACTGTAGCCGCCGGTGGTAGTCTGAAGTTCAATGGCAACGCCGGCCTAACTACTACCGTCGTCGTACCGTGCGGCACGTTGACTTTCACATTGGGGGCTTTGACTAATAAGGGCGCATGTTAGTAAGGCCGTGGTACAATGCGCCCGGACCCGTAACGTTAGGAGCGCGACACTATGAGCACAATGCACGGAAGATTTTTGTCGGCCGGTTTCGTCGTATCGCTATTCCTTGCCGGCCTGTTCCTGTCCATGCCGACAGGGGCCCAGAAAGCCGATGTCAAGGCCGTTGTCCCGGCACTGACTGAACTACAACAGACGAAGGCGACTCTGATGCGAGTCGAGATGGACAATCTCGAAAAGCAGAAACAGATCGCTAAGATGGCGAGCGATCTCGCCACATGTCAGCAACAGCAACTCAGCGGCGTGATGCGCAATCTCGAACCGGAGTTCTTGAAGCAATTGGGCGCCGGGTCGGACAGACAGTTCGATTGGAACTCCATGCAGGCGGTGCCCAAGATTGAAGCAAAGGGACCGGCCAGCAAGTAGGTGGAAACCAGAGGGTCGGTCATGTCGCCAGAACTATGGGAGTGGTTACAAAAGTTAGGCTGGGCCGGCATTGGCTATGGTATCCTTTGGTTGAGTTTCAAGAGGAAGTGGATCTGGTCACACGAACTTGATCGTGCCGAGAAAAGTTTCGATGCGCGCATGGCCGAAAAAATCGTTGAACATGCGCGCCAGCTTTCTGAGAGAGACCTCACGATTCGAGAATTAAAGCAAGACCGGGATCGGTTATTGGGTATTGCACTACGTCAAGCAGCCGTGACAGCGGCAAGTGTTTCAGTGCTGGAAAAAGTGATGCCCACTATCACAATCCCGGAGAAGGTAGGTGACAACACATGACGTCTTTCCTCCGTCGCGTATTCGGACGGCCGCGCCCCCCCGCGAGATCGTCTGATACCGAAGCCGTGACAGAGAAAGCGATCGAGTCTGAACCGTGTCCGGATACGTCATCCACAAGTTCAGTTGGCACATTCGAACGGCGCCGCCAGCTGGCGAAAATAGAGTGGCTGGAATGCCACCAACGAGAGATGGAAGAACGATTGAAACCGTACGAGGCGCTCAAAGAAATCCGTCAACGAGGATGAACCTTATGGCGCTCTACATCTACCGACTGACACAACTCGTAATCTCCATGATGGGCATTGTGTTCAGTGTGTGGGTTCTCAGAGACGCATTGGCTGATCGTCGCTGGATTCGGGAATCCGGCCGCAACGGGATTTTCCTGTTGCTGGTAAAGGAACGACTGTTCTTGAAACTTATCATCCTATTCGCCCAGCTGATCCCGTTCGTGTTTGGGTTGATGAGTGTCGTAGCCCCGGCGCCTCGCGTGTATACGTGGCGGGTGTACTTTACGCTCACATTGTTCTTGCTACTGACCGGACTATTGACCGCCGCGTCGTGTGTGATAAAGTACTACCGCTCCAAAACAGTTAGTTATCACAAAGGAGATGCATAGATGCCACCCATGTTAGCTGCAGCATTAGGCGCGTTTGTTCGGCAAGGTTTCGCATGGCTTGCTGGATATGTGGTCGCGCGGGGAATCTGGACCTCAGATGCGGCCACCGCCTATGTGGAAGCCAGCGTCTTGTTTGTCCTCGCCCTGGGCTGGTCCCTCTGGCAGAAATACAAGGATCGACTGAAGTTCTTGTCGGCTTTGACCTTGCCGGCGGGCACATCGGAAGCCAAGGCTGAAGAGCACGCCGCCGGCCCCATGGCCCTTCCCGTTAACACTAAGCTGTAGGAAAGGACACGTCATGAACGAACAGGACCGCCAGACCCGCAACCGTGAACGGCTGGAGGAATGCCATCCGGTCTTCTCCGCTCGGGTCGCCGCCATTATCGCGAACCTGGAGCACGACGGGTACCGTCCGCGTATCCAAGAGGCCTGGCGGTCCCCGTCTGATCAGTTGAAGGATTTTCAGTCTGGTCACAGTAAGTTGCAGTTTGGATTCCACAACACGACAGCGGTCGATGGAAAACCGGAGGCGTTGGCGGTAGACCTTCTGGACGATGATCATCCGCTCACGCCAGGAACGCCGTACCTGATCGCGTTGGCTATTCATGCCAGTGCGTATGCGTGCCAAACGGGTCTGGATTGGGGATTGCCGGCCAAGATGAGAACACCTATCGACCTGGCCATCGCCAACCGCGACACCCAAGCACGACTCACACACATCGGCTGGGACCCAACCCATGTCGAGGCTGCGGATTTGACTGTCACTCAAGCGAAGAAGGGTGTACGCCCATTTGCCTAGGGGGTCGCCGTGGGCCGGAGGATACGAAGTCATAAAGTGAGAAGCGGTTGGGATTGGGAACCCACCTTACTCACGAATCCGATTCAGCGCGAAGACTTGGTTGAAATTTTCAAGCGAACATTGCACACTCGAAGGATCGCAACCGCCGCCGCATTCCTGGGGATAGACTTAGCCGTATTCCTGAACGCGGTGCATTTTACCCAGAACGTGCGTCGAAAATGTTTGCGGTTAGGGGAGAAGCAATGGACCCGCGAACGTGCAGAAATCGTGTGTTGGCGGGTGGCCCATGCGTTGGGCTTATCGTTCTACGACATGTGGGGCGGCGACGAATTCGACCCGAAGAAAGTCATCCCATTATTTGCAAGCCCAGTAGGAAAGAAAGTCTCTATCAAACAACGGGAGTTTAGGTTACGGAGGGATCAGATGCATATCGTGAAAGCATCCATTGTTCTGTTGTGCCTGTTGGCTGGTGTGTCCACAGCCCGCGCACAATCCTGTCCGGCCGATGTGCCTGTGGGCACGGTCGTACTGAACGCGAACGGTATCTGCTACGTCGCCAGTGACGAACACGACGCTACGGACCCGGTCAGCGGCACCGCCGTCCTGACGGGGTATTCGCTGTGTTTTTTCGCCTCGGGCGTGGACTCTGCGGACCCGGCCGTGCAGCCGATCCAGGCATGCACATCACTGGGCAAGCCCACGCCGGCCGGCCCGAACAAGATTATTCAGATGGCACGTTCGGAGTTCGGAGCCGTACCGGTGGGAGCACTTTACAAGGCGGTCATCACGGCGGATGGTCCTGGCGGGAGCCTGAGGTCTCCCGGCTCACACGGTTTTTTCGGCCGACCGATCAACAGACCGCCGCATGCCCCGGGGGCTCCGATCATCTTCCATCAGTAGAGGTCCTTGGGCCCTGGCCTAACTTCCTACGGGTCGGACAAGAAGCGACGGTCTCAATCCGGTTTCGTCGGCCTCTCAACGGGGCCGCCCTGGCGTGGGGTGGCTTGGATTTGGAAGGGGACGGCCAGCCGGGGTTCTACATGGGCAACGTCCAAGAAGATTTGACGAAGCCGCAAACCATGACGACGGGGTTGGATCGTGTACAAGTGATGGGGTTCACAGTCACAGCAAAGTCGTTGCCCCCTTCGGGCGGACCAAGCGGGCCCTATAACCTTCTTGCCAAGGTGGTGACGGTGGAAGGATGTATGGCCACAACCGGTAGGTCTCGGCAAACGGTCGTGACGCCGTAGAGGAGATGATATGGCGGTTCCCGTGCGCGTCTTCCCTTCGCTCTCTTTTGATGCCAAGAATCGAGCGAGCGGAAATCTAGATATCGAATACAACGGCCGACTGATCCTTGATGGGAATAATCAACCCGTCAAGGGAATCGGTCCGCAGTTTCAGAAGACTGGCATCTACTTCCAATCGCAGTACGACGATTTCGAAGCATTGTTCTACTGGAATCCGTCGTCTACCATTCCCGCGCCGATCGCCGGTCCCTGTGCCAAGGGTGGAAACGTCGTCGCCACGGCCGTTAACGGGACGGCCTTGGCCGTCTGGCGTAACGATCCCGGTATCGGGCCGCGCATCATTTTCCAGGACGGCCGGCCAGACCTCTTGGGGTTTGACGTACCGTGTTTCTCGGATGATGGTAAGCATTTCGCTTGTCTTCGTCACGAGGATGGATGGCTGTTCTTGAACGGACAACCCATCACGGGCGCCTACAACTGTCGACTTCCCCGTTTCGGCGGCACAACCCTAATGGCCGAGATCGGAACGAACGGCCAGGTCATTGGAATCGCCGATTGCAACAACCCTGACACGGTGGCGCATCCCGCCATCTTTGGATTCCCAGCCAGCAATGGAAAGGCCATGTTGCCGCTGATGAAACCACGCCCCGTGTGGGTGGCGGCGGTTGGGCAGTTGATGTACGTTTGCCACACGAATGATGCACTCATCATGCTCCAGTGGGGCGGGCGTAAAGGTAAGGTGTTCGCGCGGAACACTAAGGGCCTAGATCAGGGCTACAACGATGCGCGACCTACCGCCGATGGACAGGTACGCGCTGTGTGGTCGGAGAACGAAGGTCATCCAGGCGACCGCACACTCGACCTCAACAATCTGATCGATGTTGTGGATGAAGTATCCGTATCACTTCTCCCACCAGCGGAGAATCCGCCCATCAACACACTACCAGACGCGCCCTGGGTGACTGACCCCAAAGGCACGAAGTACGATGTGCGTGCCATTTGGCGGGCGTCGGCTACAGCTGAGAAAGTTGTCGGGGGCCGCAGTTTCCTGTGGTTCCGGAAAAGCGACGGCGTAGCCGGTGATCCCCAAGGCGCGTGGGGGGCATGGTTCGATCACACCATCGATACAGACCACGATCGTCCAGTCGCTGGGCTGTGGATGGATTCGTCCACAGGTCAGTTCTTGGATGCAGATACGCCCAAGCCGCGGAATCGCTGGATGACATTTCAGCCAAAACGCTTGTGGTTTCCACTCGTGGGGACGAGCCCCTGGAAACAAGCATTCTCCACGGGGTTTCATTGGCGAGAATACGCCGCCGACAAGATCGACCCTGTGGCATCGGAGATGCGATTCGAAAGTGGCCAGGCCGTCATGGGCGGTATCGCCATGCGGTACCGACATACCTACGACGCATCCACTCAGGACGGATATATCGAATACTCCTACTACGATGTGGCGATGATCGAACGCCGCTGGGAAATGTGGAAGAACGGAAAACTCGAACAGTTCACGCAACCTGTACCGGTCACGGGGAAGGAATCGTTTGTGGCGCCGTGGATTCTCCCGACGAACGATATCCTTCCCCTTCTCGAAGGAGGGACCATGCCAACGTTCCCCACAGCCCTGTGGGCACAATTCAGGTTAGTTCTACCGCCAACGTTTCTGTCCGCACCGGCGTCCGAGGCAAAGGACAATGAAGCTCGGAAATATGTGGCGAAGTTTGCCGCGCAGTGCGCATTCAGCCTCGGTCCCAATTGGGGGGCCAAGAATGCCGGGGGCGGTCGTCCATTATCCAAGGATGTCGTCGCATACCAAGAAGGTGGACGGCTCTACGGGTTTGACATGTTCTCCGGCCTTGGTGAGAACGTGACGACTGTCAATGCCAGTCCCAGCGCGATGGACATCACGGGTCAGTCCTTTGTGCCGGCCGGAACCGGGACCGTTCCCGCGCCGCAAGATTTCATCGGGGCTGGTGGCGGCGGCACAACGGACCCCGGCGTACCCAACACGCCGGGAACTCTATCCAGTGGTCGTGCCATCTTCACTACAACTGGGAAGAACGGCATCCGCTACATGACGGCGGAAGACGGTGGTGGTGAGCAGGGCGCCACGGTGCCGACGATTGTCAATGGCCAGCGGGTTGACCGTCCAGCGGGCCTTGTTGCCGCTTCACGTACACAAGCCGACATCGACCGCTACGGAACAGGGTGGCAGGAATGGTACGTCTCTCCCGCGAGCATTGACAACCTCACCGGCGTCTCGATCAAGTGTGGCGAGTTTTACGCGACGGCCTGGGGCACCAATGGGAAGATGGTGTTCAATCGGCGTGCTATCGGGCCGGGGGAAGTTTGGCGTCTACATCACCAAGATAACGGGGTGGCGCTCCAGGCCTACAATGACAAGTTCGTGTGTGCGGAACGCGACGCACAGGGTAACGTGACGGGCGAAGTGAATGTCAACCGCGATGCGCCGGGTGAATGGGAGACATTCACGGCGACCGGCTTGACAGTGGGCGGGGGCAGTTCAGCGGTTGGTGGAGGACCAACGGCCCCGTTGGCGTATCCTGTGGCCATCGACGGGCGTTTCTTCCGTGTGCCGATCGTCGGTGCCAGCATGTTGTATGCGGCCTCGCCGCTGATCGATTACCGGGCCGCACTGGACGAGAATCAGGCGCTCGGTTTCAACGCCGTGCGACTGTTCTGTGGCCAGTTGGAACAGGTGGGTCAGGATGTGGGCGGTAGCCTGTATTCCCGCTTGGCGCAGATTGCCCGGGATTGCTTGGACCGCCGCA